AGGGTCGCAAGGCCTTTGTACTGCCCACGGGTCGCCTTAATAATCGCGCTTACAGATGTCGCTAAATCAGCACCGCTGTTCGCACTGACATCAAGAGCTGTCTGCATAAGAGTTTGAGCAGCAGTAACTGAGCCTGTCACGGCCGTCAACGCCGCCATCGCAGGCCTTAACTCGTCATCGACAACCGAAAATTGCTTTTGAAGGGCGGTAATGTAGGTTTCGACCCCAGCAATTGCGGCGTCGGTAGCGCCAGTTGTATTTCGAAGAGAATTTGCAAGTATTGCTTGAGATTTCTGATCTGAAATGGCTGCATCAACTGCATCTTTACCTACCTTGACTGCAAAGGCTGCAGATGCAAGTGCTGCTAAACCAAAAGCGCGGGCAGCCTTCTTGCCAAAGGCATCAAAACTTTTGCCAAGTTTGCTGATGTCTCTTGCGGCTGCCTTTGAACCCTTGTCAGAGTATTGGGTAAGGATGCGGGCTATAATTGCGCCTGTTGCCATTTATGCACGCTCCTTATTCAAATGATTTTGTAGTTGTGCTTTTGCTTCTTCCAACGCCTTAGCGACATTGGCTTCAATTCGCGGTTTATCTTTATCTACAGTGCGCCAAATAGTTCGAGAGGCCATACCAAAACGACGATTGAGTGTGTTGATAAATGAAACACCTGTGCCAACGCCATTAGTCTTACGCCCAGCAACTTCAAAGATAGCGCCTGCAGCAGACTGATTGAGCAAGGCACCTGCGCTGGTTGTGTAATCTCCACGAACCTTGCCCTGTGCCTTTGTCTTTTTGATTCCAGCCTTGATTGCAGTTCTATCCCAACCAGGCCAACCAGCGCCACCACGGGATTTGGTTGGATTGATTGCATCTATTGTGCGCCAGCCACTCATCGGAGTATCCGTGTTGTCATTTTTGACTAAATCAACTGATCTACGAGCATTTGCCTCAGCAGCTGAAAGTTCAGAATTGATTACTTTATTAAACTTTCGAACGGCTGTTTTATCAAATTGTTTTAGCGCATCAAGTGTTTCTTTGATTCCTGTAAGAACAATTACTTCCTCAGCCATGGGCTTTAGCTCGTTCCTTTAGATAAATCGTCATTGCTTCAAGCATCCCATCGGGTGCATCAAGTATTTCGTTTGGTGAAATTCCAGTTTCGCAGGCCACCGCAGCAACCGTGTATGTCAGGCTGTTGCGGTGGATTCGAAAGAACTATCTGCATCCAATTCCGCAGTCACAAGAGTGTCTAAGAATTCGGGTCCAAATAGTTTTACAACATGGCCGTTGACCTGAAGAGCCTTCCAAGCCAACCAGTAGATGTGTTCTACCTTTTGCTGCTCCCCAAGCAGCTTAGGCATACCTGCGTTGAACTGTTGTTCAAATGCAACGATGATGCGAGGTGTCAACTTATATGACACTTCAACACCCTCTGTTGTCTTAATCTTGATTGATAGTCCGTCCATGATTTCCCCCTTAGTTAGTTATGAAATTGCTTTTGTGATTGGACCTGAAATTGGCCATGACGCACTTGCAGTGACGAGTTCACCGACAGCACCTGAAAGTGGCTGCCACTCGGCAATAAGCGCGTTGAATGTGTACTTAGGATTGCTTGCACTTACAGCGGCATTGACAGGGCGAATTTCCATCGCAACTGTTGTTCCCACTGTTGATGTAGCAAGTGAAGTGCCGTTGATCAACTCTTCGAGAGCGTTATCTGCAAAGTCCTGGTTAAATTCGAATGTCACCTGATTGTCAAAAAGTCCACCGACACGGGTGCGAGCAACCGAGCCTAGACCTGTGGTATCGACGACATCTACGCTTGATGAAAGCGATACGGATGTGACATATTGCGAAATGTCATTGCTGGCAAAAAGCACATAAGCATTTGTAAGAACTAGGCGTGACATTTATGCAACCGCCTTTGTGATTGTTCCTGAGATTGGCCAAGTTGCAGAAATGGTCGCAAGTTCGCCTACGGCTGCTGAAAGAGGCTGCCATTCTGCGCACAACGCTGAGAATGTGTAGCTCGGATTTGAAGCGCTGACTGCAGCTGATGTTGGCTTTACAACGCATGTTGTGACTGTGCCAACGAGTGAAGAACCAACAGCGTTCATTGTTACTTCAGGACCTGATGTAGCAAAATCCTGGTTAAATTCAAAGGTCACTGAGTTATCTGCAAGACCACTGATGCGAGTACGCGCACCGCCGCTGGACATCCCAGTTGTATCAACAACATCTTCGCTTGTTGAAATTGCAACACTTGTGATGAATTCAGAGAGATTGATACCGTTAATGACAACTGAGGCATCTGTGAGAACTAAACGGGCCATTATTCGGCTTCCTTTTCTGTTACGGGTTTGATTGGCGCATTGCTCTTTAGGTGATCGCCAGCAACAAGTGCCTCAGCGTTTAACCCAAGTTCAAGCAATTCTTTTTCGGTGATTGATTCACCCTTTTTCTTAGCCTCGAAATTATCCGAGTTGACTGTGTAGTTCATTTTTCTCCTATCCCCAAACTGTGAGGGTGTAGCGGTATGAAAGAAATTCCATGTCACCTGATACATAAGAACCAGCCTGTGCAGCAGTAACTCTCAATGTGTTACAGGCGCCGCCCAGTGTTAGATCAGATTCAATTGCTGCCTTGATTGAATAAGTTCCTGAGCCTTGCAAATACTTGTCGAGATTATTTTGCGCGCTCTTTTGTGCTAGTCGCTGAACGAGAACAACAACATCTAGGTTTGCCTGGTCTAACCCGCGTGCATTGTTAAGATCAAATGTGAAATCCAATTGACCTACGATTGCAGCAGGTGCAACTGCAGGAGATGGGATTACTTCATAGACGCGAAGCCCTGGGATAGATTCAAGGTTAGCCTTTAAGCCTTGGCGTATTGCACTCGGTTGCATTAGACAGCCAAGCCATTGTTCTTGCGAAGTGGGCGAAGTAGCGCCTCAACATCGGCGTCTAACTTTGCAGCAAGGCGAACAGTTCCTATGTCTGTTGAACCAGCGATGCCAAAAGGTGACTGGTTGCGCAGGAACAAGCGTGAAGCCTGAATTTTGGCTGCAGTCTTTACCTCGTAAGGCACCGCGCTCCAACCAAATACGCCTTTGACTCGAACTGACTGTGGCAATAACTGTGGAAAAACATAGGAACCAACGGCCAAAAGGCGTGTACGAGGCCATCCACGGGAAGGATTGTTCACAGGCTCAAACATTGAATCTGATGCAGTCCAAATTGTTGAATACTGTTGATCAAAATAGTCATCTGTGGCAATCTCAGAGATGCTCACAAAATCGTCAACTGGCAGCACCCAGTAGTTATCAGGGGTGTAGTAGCGAGTTGCTGGCGTAAGAATCGTGCCGTCTGTATAGAAGAAACGGCCACAGTAATCGTCAATCTGACGGCTGGCAGTCGAGATTGCAAGTTCAATGGCGCCATTCTCGGCCGAATCATCGAGGTCAATGGCTGACTTAACATCGTTGAGTGTGCAATAACCGTTAGTGATCGCCACGCTTTATTCTCGTTTCTACTTTGGGAAGCATTGCTTTTTCAAGCTGAGGAAGAGCAATTGCCGTTTCCTTCTTCAATGGTTTCTTCTTAAATATCTTCTTTAGGCGTTCCATATATCGTGCTGCCGTTCATCAAGCCAATAGGACTTTGAGTGAGGCAATATCGCGCCTGTGTGTACATAGATTGGGAATCCAAGTGAGCGAACGCGGCGGCAGAATTGCAAATCTTCGCCAATCCATTCACCGTTAATTGGACCATCCCAAAACCAAGCCCATTCTTTGCCTTGGTGTTCATCTGCGTTTTCTTGCATTGTTTCAAGCACGCTGCGATGGATTAGCAAACATCCAGTTCCCGCTGCATCTACTTCAAACAAAGAATCTTTATCGTAATTGTTGAGAGGCAAGAAGCCTTCAGGGGCATCTTGAAAAATAGTTGGAACAGGCCGTGGATATGGATGACCTGTTTCAAAGCTAGCAAATACAAGGCCAGCAACTATTGGGCGCTCTGTGTCGTGAGCAGATTCAATCAATTAATCAAAAGATGCAACTGGCAATTGCTCGTCAGAGTCAATCATTAAAAGCCAATCAGACTTAGTATCTAAGAATTGTTTGACCAAACGATTGCGTTGCTTTGAGAGCAATCCTGAACCCTTAACACGAACAAACGGTCCAAGTCTTGATGCTCTTGACTGTGTGAGTTGAATCAGACTAAAGGCAAACCCACCGTTGACATCGCCTGAATCACATGAACCGACTGAAACTTTATGTGCGCTTTTCATATTCCCCCGAATACTTTTTAAGAAGTGTGGTCGGGCTAATCGGGGGGAACTAACCCGACCACACAATTTTTAACTTTCGATTAGAAAGTTGGTGCTACCAAACCAGTGCCTGAGATGATTGAGGCTGCTGCTGGGTAACGCTCTGCAGAAAATGCTCCGTAGCCATAAACGACTGTCTTGAGAGTCAAAGAACCTGCAATTGTCTGATCAAATGAGAGTGCGAACGGTGAACCCGCCTGCTCCCAAAGGTGCATTTCAGGTGCTGCAACGCAGTAAATTTCATCCTGGTTTGTTGCTGCTCCGTATGTTGTACCAACATTTGCATCAGTGATAACTGGGAGACCAAGGATTGTGTAACCAGCGTTACCGTATCCTGGAAGTCCTGCGCCTGCTGCCATTGAGTTCATTGGGCCGTTTGCAGTTGGAACTGCGAGTGGGCGACCTGTGGTGTCTGATGACGCGAGAATCGCGGCTAGACGGCGTGGGTGCATAATCCAGTGTGTTGGAGCAATAAATACATTGCTTTCAATCTGCTGGTAAGCATCTGCCAACTTTGAGTAAAGAAGTGCAGTTGTTGGTGTTGTCGCTGTGTAAGTGATTGCGTTTCCACCTGAAGCGCGGATTCCCTTGAACTGGCCGTTGTTGCCTGTTCCGTTAAGAATCTGTGCGTCAACTGTTGTGTGCCATGAACGAATAAGGTCTGCGATTACGAATGTATCGATACCTGTTCCCCGTTCTACAGCCTGGCGTGATAGATCTTGCTGTCC